TCTGGTGACTTCACAACTGCTAATGATTTTAGACGAGTATCTTTAATGAGAGATATTTTTTCTGGTGGTTCTGCCGCATCAGCAAATACTTTAAGAGGTACGAAAGCTGTATTAGTAACTAGTCCATCTGGAACATTTACAGCAGACGAAGAAATTAATCAAGCAACAACTGGCGCAGTCGGTAAAGTTGTAGAATGGGATAGTGCAAATAATATTCTCTATTACATACAAACTAGATTTAATGATGAAGGTTGTGACGCTAATGGTAATCTAACAGCGTTCTCTGGTACTAATACTATCACAGGACAAAGTTCAAGTGCTTCTGCTACTCCATCAAGTTCATCAACAACTGTTGATAGTATTGTTTTCACAAGTGGATATAACGCTGGTGAGATAGATGCTGATACAGGCGATGTTATGTATGTAGAGAACAGATCACCAATTACAAGAGCGGCCGATCAAACTGAAAACGTTAAATTGATTATAGAATTTTAGAGAGGAATTAAATGCCAAGTCCAACTGACTTTAATCTCTCGCCTTACTATGATGACTTTACGGAAAGTAAAAAATTCCATAGAGTTCTTTTTAGACCAGCATTTGCTGTACAGGCTAGAGAATTAACACAATCACAGACTCAATTACAGAACCAGATTGAAAAGGTATCTGATCATCTTTTTGAAAAAGGTGCTATGGTTATTCCTGGTGAAATTGGATACGACTTAAACTATTACTCAGTAAAATTAACTAGTATCGCTAGTGCAAACACTTTAGCTCAATTTACAACAGACACAGTTTTAACTGGAGGTTCTTCAGGTGTAAAAGCTCGTATTGTAGGTACAGATGCATTATCAGGTTCTGATCCAGATACTCTCTACATAAAATATAATGATTCAGGTACTAATAATACAAACACATCATTTACAAATGGTGAAACAATCACAGGAACAAATAGTGATAGTGTTTCATTATCAGCAGTTGTAGCAACTACACACACAGGTTCAGCAGCACAAGTAGAAGAAGGTACTTATTATGTTAATGGGTATCATGTACAAGTTTCAAAACAAACAATAGTATTAGACAAATACACAAACACTCCATCATATAGAGTAGGTTTATTAGTAACAGAATCTTTTGTTACTCCTAATGATGACGCTAGTTTGAATGATAATGCTACTGGAAGTTCTAATGTAAATGCGCCAGGTGCTCACAGATTTAAAATAGATTTAACATTAACTAAAAAAACTATTTCAACTACTGAAGATGCAAACTTTATAGAGTTATTAAGATTAAGTGAAGGTAATTTACAAAATAAAGTTAGAAATACAGATTATGCTGTATTAGAAGATACCTTTGCTAGACGAACATTTGATGAATCAGGTGATTACACAGTAAGACCTTTTGATATTGATATTAGAGAGCATTTAATATCAGGTACTAATAGAGGTGTTTACACAAGTGGTAATGGTGGTCTTGCTAGTAAATTAGCTGTAGGATTATCTCCAGGAAAAGCATATGTTAAAGGTTATGAAGTAGAAAAATTAGCAACTCAATATGTAGATGTTGAGAAGGCAAGAGATTTTGATACAGAACAAAATTTCAATACAAGATTTGATATAGGTAACTTTGTAAATGTAACAAACACTTACGGTACTCCTGACATAGGATTTGTATCTGGTGAGATTGAAGCATTTAAAAGAGTTAATCTATATCACACAGCTACGGCTTCTCGTGGTACAGAAAATACAGGAACAGGTTCAAGTATTAATACAATAGGTAGAGCTAAATCAAAAGGTTACGAATATAATTCAGGAACTGCAACAGGTAATTTATTTGCCACAAGTTCTTTAACATCAGCTGTATATAAACATTTCTTATTTGATATTAATATGTTTACACACTTAAACATACTAACAGCTCAAGCATTTACAGATGGTGAATTAATTACAGGTGGTACATCAGGTGCTACTGGTACATATGAAAGTATTTCAAATGAAGAAACAGCAACTATTAATGGTTTAACTGTTGCTAGTCCAGGAGTTGCAACTGTATCTGCTGGTCACAATTTTGTTGAAGGACAACAAGTTACAGTTGCTGGTACATTTTCACAAGATAGTGTAGTTCAATCATCAACTGTTTACACAGTTAGAAATCCAGACGCAACTACTTTTGAATTATATTCAACAGATGGTACTACAGCAGTAAATATTACAGCATTCACATCAGCTACAGCAGCACATGGTGTTGCGATTGTATCAGATGTAACTGGTACTTTTGTTCCAGGAGAAACTATCACTGGTGGTACTTCTTCTAACACAGCAGTAATACAAGCTAACGCTGTAGGATTTAAAGGTGTTACAGCTTTTGATTTCCCACAAGTTAAACAACTTGGTATGGCAGGTTCTCCTACTTACACAGCTGATACTGCTTTAGATGCTTCAACTGGTGTTAATAATACACTTACAGGTACAATAACAGTAGCAAGTGGTTCACCTGCGGTTAGTGGTTTTAATACAAGCTTTACTTCAGAGTTAGTAATAGGCGATTCTATTTCGTTTAAAAATGATAGTGGTAATACAGAAACTAAAATTGTTGAAGCTATTATATCGGATACTAGTTTAACATTAAGCACAAATGCTGCCGCTGATAATACTAAAACAATTGTAACAAGAAGAAGATCAACTATTCAATCTCCAGAGAAAAATGTTTCTGTATTTCAATTACCATATGAAACTATTAGAACATTAAAAACTACAGCAAACTCTGGTATAACAGATACAAATTTCAAAGTTAGACGACACTTTGTAGGTACATTATCATCTAATGGTGATGTAACAATAACAGCAGGTACTAACGAAACATTTGCTGCCTTATTAGAAAAAGATTTTTCAACATCTATTATGACAACTGGTTCTGGTGGAACAGGTGCAGTTGGTGATGTATTAAGTTTAACTGGTAATAACCACGAAGGTGACCCAATCTTTGTTTTAGGTGGTTCGCCAACAGGTAAAACTTTACAATTAGACTTTGGTGCTAATTACGCAGGTCACAAAGTTAAAATTTTAGCTACAGTAAGTAGAGCAGTAGCTGGTTCAAAATCAAAAACATTAAATAGTAATCAAACTCTACAAGTTTCTACTGAAGCAGCAGCAACAGCTTCTGGTGGAGTAAGTATTGGTAAAGCAGATGTAACAGCAATCAATAGTGTTTACATGGCAGCTAACTTTAGTACGGACGCTACTACAGGTGATACAGATGTTACAGATAGATTTGATTTAGACACAGGACAAAGAGATAACTTCTATGATATTGGAAGACTTAAACTTAAAACTGGCGCACTTGCACCTACTGGTAGATTATTAATTAATTTTAACTTCTTCTCACATGGTACTGGTGATTACTTTGATGTAGATTCATATGCTGGTGTTGTTGATTATGAAGATATACCTAGTTTTACATCTACTACGACAGGAAAAGTTTATGAGTTAAGAGATTCTTTAGATTTTAGACCTAGAGTAGATGACGCTTCAACGATTAACTCTGGTGGACAAGATCGTTCTTTTGATGGTACTGGTTCATCTACAGTTGATGTTGTAAAATTTGAAACAGATATAACATCTGATTTTGAGTTCTATTTACAAAGAGTTGATAAAATATTCATAGACAAAGAGGGTAACTTCAAAGTATTAAAAGGTGCAAGTTCCTTAACACCAGAAATTCCAGGCGTATTAGATAATGCAATGCACTTATACACATTGTTTATTCCATCTTATACTTTAGACACAGCTGATGTAGGTATTGAAGCTGTTGATAATAGAAGATATACAATGAGAGATATTGGTAAATTAGAAAAAAGAATTGAAAATGTAGAATACTATACACAACTGTCTTTACTTGAAACTTCTGCTCAAGGATTACAAATACAAGACGCAAATGGTTTTGATAGATTTAAAAACGGATTTGTTGTAGATAACTTTACAGGTCATAGTGTTGGTGACGCAGGTAATTTAGATTACAAAGTTTCTATGGACTATGCTAATGGCGAAATGAGACCAACATTTAACGAAGACGCTATAGCACTTGAGGAACGTGATGATGATGGTACAGTAATTACAGCAGCAGATAGAACAGCTGCGCAATATGCTAAAACCGGTGATCTAATTACTCTACCTTACACAGAAGCAACTTTAATAGATCAACCATACGCAAGTAAAACTGTAAATGTTAACCCATTTGGTATATTTACTTGGATAGGTTCTATTGCTCTAACTCCACAAACAGATGAGTGGAAAGAAACTGAAAGAGCACCAGATTTAGTTATCAGTAATGATGACGGTACTTGGGATACTTTAGTTAAACAATCAGGTAATCCAAATTTACAATCAGTAGAATTAGGTACAGTCTGGAATGAATGGCAAAACCACTGGACAGGTGTATCAACAAGTAATAGTACAGAACGATATAAACAAAGAGGTGGTCATGGTTGGAGAGTAATGCAACGTGACATACAAACTACTACTAGAACAGGTACAAGAACAAGAACAGGTATTAGACAAGTATTAGTTCCTAAAACTGTTACTCAGAATGTTGGTGATAGAGTTGTATCCATTGCATTTGTTCCATTTATTAGAAGTAGAACAGTATCATTCGCAGCAACAAGATTAAAACCAAATACAAGAGTTTATCCATACTTTGATAATGAATCTATAACAGCATATGTAACTCCTTCAGGTGGTTCATTAGCTGGTAATTTGATTACTGATGCTAATGGAGCTGTTTCAGGTTCATTCGCAATTCCTGATCCAAAAGATTCTACGAAACCAAGATGGAGAACAGGTGAAAGAGTATTCAGATTAACTAGTTCATCTACTAACGATTTAACTTCGGCACCAGATACAGCAGCAAACGCTGAATACATTGCTAGAGGTATTATTCAAACAGTACAAAACACAATTATTTCTACAAGAACAGCAGGAGTAGAATTTAGAGCAACAAACGAAACAGAAAATGTAACTCAAACAAGTACAACAAGAGGTGCTGCTAGACAAGTTGGTTACCATGACCCACTGGCACAAACATTTATGATTGATGACGCAGGTGGAGTATTCTTAACATCAATAGATATTTTCTTTAGTTCTAAAGACGCTAATGTTCCTGTAACTTTACAAGTCAGAAATACTGTCAATGGTTATCCTGGTCAATCTATATTACCATTTTCAGAAACAACTTTAAATCCATCAGCTGTAAGCACAAGTACAGATGGAAGTGCTGTAACAACATTTACTTTTGAAAGTCCTGTTTATGTACAAGAAAATACAGAGTATGCATTAGTATTGATGGCAAATACAACAGACTACAATGTGTATGTTGCTAGATTAGGTCAAACAGCATTAGATTCAAATAGAACAATATCTCAACAACCTTATACTGGTGTATTCTTTAAATCACAGAATGGTGTAACTTGGACAGCAGATCAAAATGAAGATATTAAATTTAAAATTAAAAGAGCAGAGTTTGAAAATGTTACGGGTACTGTTACATTAACAAATAAAACTTTAGATACTAGAACATTAAAAACTAATCCTTTAAGAACAACAAGTGGTTCTAAAGATATAACAGTTTTCCACCCTAATCATGGAATGCATGGTACAAGTAACAATGTTACAATATCAGGTGTTGCTTCTGGTACGTATAATGGTATAGCGCATACAGATATAAATGGAACATACACAGCTATTAAAGATATTACCTTAGATAGTTATGTTATAACTTCAGGTAGTTCAGGTAATGCTACATCAACAGGTGATGTTGGAGGTTCAACAGTAGTTGCTTCTCAAAATAGAACATTTGATGTATTAAACTTATCTGGTATTCAAACAATGACATTACCAGAAACAAGTTTAGATATGTCTATTAGACCTACGACAGGTAAATCAGTTCACGGTTCAGAATCAGAATTTAGTTTAACAGCAAATTCAAATAAAGTAGCAGTTGTTGGAAAAGATAATATTTACTTTACAGCACCTCAAATGGTTGCTAGTGAAATAAATGAAACAAATGAAATGTCTGGTCAAAAATCATTTTGGAATATTATAACATTAAATACGACAAATACTAAATTGTCGCCTGTGTTAGATACTCAAAGAATGAGTGCCTTTACAATTACTAATAGATTAAATCAACCTACTTCATCTAATACACCATCGTTTGTCGCCGATACAGCGTCAACAGGCACATCTACAGCAGCAGTGTATTGTACGAAGTCAATTGTACTAGAAAATTCATCTACTTCACTTGATATAAGATTAACTTCAAATGTAAGATCAAGTTCTAGTGTTAAAGTATATTTTAGAATTGTGGGTTCAGAAGATGATACAACTATTGATAAGGTTGCATGGACACCATTTAATTCTGATGGTTCAGAAGATTTAACGGTAACACCAGCTGAAGATGACATAACATTTAAAGAATACAAATATTCAGTGGATAGTTTAAAAGACTTTACTACTTTCCAATTAAAAATAGAATTAACTGGAAGTATATCATCTTATCCACCAAAAATTAAAGATATGAGGGCTATAGCATTAGCAATATAATATGGCAAGATTAAGAGTATCAGGATATGACGGTTTAGTTAAAGATACATCTACAAGTGCCGTAGTTAATACTTCTCATAGTGAATATACAATTTATATGGCTCGTCATAGAGCAAGAAATAAACAAAGTGATGAGTTAAGAACGGCTTGTAAAGAAATAAATAATTTAAAGGCAGAGTTAAGAGAAATAAAAGAATTAATAAAAGGAATAGCGAAGTAACATGGCTGTAAGATCAGTAGCAACAACAGATACACTAGGAACGTTTCGTACCACGTTTAATAGTTTAGCGTCAACCGATATAGGTGATGTCGCTACTCTAACAACGACTGCTACAGATGTAGTAGGGGCGATTAATGAAGTGTCAGCGTCAACATACTCTGGTTTTTCTATTGTAGATAGTGGATCTTCTACTACACAGGCAATACAAGGTGGTGATGTTATTACTTTTGCTGGTGATTCTAATATTTCAGCTGCTGTTACATCAACTGATACTATCACTTTTACACTAAATAGTACAATAACAGGTTTGACAAGTATTACATCTACAACAATTACAGATGGAACAGCTACATTAACAGGCGGCTCTATGACAGGAATTGTAAATATTACAGGTTCAGGAACAGCAAACTTTACAACAGATGTTCAGGTTAATGGGGTTTCAGTATCAACACAAGCTTTTGCAATTGCGCAAGCTGTTGCACTAGGATAGATTATAAATAGTAAGATAAAAGGATAAAAAATGGCAAACGATTTTAAAAGATTTCAAGTAAGTAGCGCAACTACAAATACTGGTGCCTCTGGAAGTGCTGTTTATACAGTTCCAGCGGGTGCAGGATCTTCTGCTTTAGAAGCTATCGTTATTGGTGTAACATTGTCTAACAAAACAGCAACTGGTATT